CATCTCCTCTAGTAGTTCACCAAAGTCAATTGGATTAATTCTGTTCATGGTAGGTCAGCAGGTGCGTGAATTGCGTGGTCAGTTAGGATGATTACATCATCATGATCATTCATCCAAAGCTTAGCTAAGTATTTCTTAGCAGCCTTAGCTTGTCGGTAAGATCTTTCTGTAACCTTACCTGTCTTAGGGTCTGAGCTCCTGATGATACATGCGTAGGCTGGAGGTAGATCCCAACTTATCGCAGCACCAAGGCCATCTTCGATGGAGAATGGTGTGATCTCATCAGTAGCGTCCCACCTTGATACCTCGTCGATGCGATTATCAAAGGAATCTCGTCTAGCCATAGTCAATTAATCAATGTGTAAGACTTGTGTGGATGTGGGTTCAACTTTTGACTATGAATTACAGCAATACCACATGCACCAAATACTTGGGTTATGAGTACTGCTATTAAAGGTGCTTTAAGTCTCTGCAAGTAATTTCTCACGTGCTACCTCAAAGCGCTTTAGTAAATCGTAGTTAGGTCGAACGTTTGGTTCAACTGCTGGATCATAATCATGCCACCAGTCGTTCTTCATAGCGTCAGTTACAATCTGTATCTCACGCTCTGTTAGGTTGAATTGCTTACGTTTCATAGTAAGTATGTGGATAATAGGGTAGTATGCAAGCAAGTGGTCTAGACTCTTAGCTGCTTAAAGACAGCATTGCATACCACCCAACGGTCTATACGGGAATTGAACCCGTACTACTAGCGTGACAAGCTAGCGTCCTACCATTAAACGAATAGACCTAGCGCCCTTGAGCTTTCGCTTCAGGGCTTTAAGCCTAGCACGGCTCATGGCCAATTGCCTAGGTCTTAACTTTCTTTTAAGGTTCTTCTTGGAATGATGAACCCAGTTTGGAACGTTCATGGTTTACCTTCTTTAATAGTTTCTCCTTCCATGGTTCCCATATGACAGCGCCATGTGGTATGTCAGGAGTACAGCGATAGGCACGCTGTGTCATTAGGTGCCAATACATCCATTCAAGTTCTTGGTCATTGACCTCCATGATGCTCTATGGTGCAGTCACGTTGTACTATTTCATGGCAGTCCTTGAGGACTACATACTCATCTTCTTCTAACGCATCCTTGATATGATCAACAACCCAGTCAATAGTGTCAGCCTGAATAGTCAACGACATATGATGAACTGGTAAGTCACACTCGCGTGACGATGGTAGTTTAGTCATAGGTTTAGATAAGCGTACATGCATGATGATGGTGGATATTAAATGATAAAAAAGGAAGGGGAATTAATCCCCTTATTTATGGTGCGGCCTGCTTAACTTGCTCAACTAACTTATCAAAGTTAGGCTTGATGTTAGCTACAAAGTTAACAACCTTTGGCCTCACTCTCTCTTCTAACCATTGAGAGTCCTTGTATAATTGTTTAACCTCATAGTTATTGATGGCCATGCGGTTAATAAAGTCCTCTCGATAGCGAGAAATAGGAATAAGTTCAGCATCAGGTCTTGAGCTTTTAGCATTTGTTTCAAGTGTCATAATAACAGGTGGCGCACTGGCCTTTGGTTTGCGTTTGCGTCGTGATGCTGTTGTTGTCATTGATAAAGTGTAGGTTAAGAAATGAATGATCGATTGCTATGTTTGCTACAACTAAGAAAGTTATAGCTAGCTTCATCCGTAATGCCCCATGTTGTAATGTTTACGTGGTGCATAATGTGATGTAGCTGTAAGCAACCTCTCAGCTGCTTGACGTGTAGCTTCAATCATAAGCTCATTACGCTTTATCTCTTGATACAAAGCATCAGCTTGTTGGTAGTTTATCATAAGATAAATAGGAAACAACGGAGAGATGTGAATCCCTCATACTGCCCTCGAAAGGGCAGAAGGAGAGAATCAGTCAGTGGTGACTAACTCTTCATCTTCAGGTAGTGCATCTTGTACAGCTCGATGCGCTCTACATCTATTGAGTTGTTCAGTTACTGATTTAGTTGATTCAACTTCGCATTTTCTAATGCGGAATTCATCACCGTCATCAGCATTGCTGGCCTCTGTTAGATGTTGAACGGCAGCGATGGCACCAGCTGCCTCCTTATATACCCCGAATAAACGAGGCTCTCCAAAGAAGTTGGTAGTTACAGTGAATACAGACTTAGGCATGGTTAATAGTGTTTTTGAGAATGATGTAGATGAGAATGATGAGACAGACTAGAACAATTAACTCACTAAGCATAAGCTTGCTCCATTAATAAGTTCATGTTTTCATCATTTAACTCTTCAAGTGTGATCATTCGCTCATCGTATTCACGACAAGCCCAACCCTCAACAAACATCCAGACTGCATTAATAGCGATCTCATCAATGTCTATGCAGTCAACTGCTAAATCACTGAGAGTAACACCGCAATCTTCTATGCAATAGTCGAGGATCTCTGCTTCATACTTATCGAACAGCTCACGCAGTTCAGATGTATAAATGAAGCTACTAACGCCACCGCTTAAGCCGTGTCTTGTAATGTCTCGTAGCTCTTCTGTGCCTTCGACACCTTCAAAGCGTTCTTGGAGATAATCATTGAATGACATAGTTTAATAAGTCAAGTGAACAATGGATGTAGTGTGAGTACATCATCTAAGGAAGTCAGGCACCGACGAATAGGCAGCGCCTGAGTATCCTTAGAGGATATATTCTACGCTAGTTCAGTGTAGCTTACACCTCTTTTACCAGCTAAATTAACATTAACCCAGAGACCGAATGACTCAGCGCCATTCTTTAATAGGTCATAGATTGAATCAACGTTAACATTAGAGTAAAGATACTTGCGACCCTCTTTGTATTCTACCTCAGCAGTTCCAGCGGATGGATCTACTTTGAGGCTGTTAATAGCTGTGGAGTCGATGTTCTTGATCTCTTGCATGTTGTTAGTTAGATAGTGTGTACAATGTGGAAGGATTTAAGTCCTTCATTTATACTACCACCGAAAATGATGGTGGAAAGTATAAAGGAAAGAGTTAACTTGTTGCCGTTTCTTTTAATCTATGGTTTGCACCTATTAAAGATAGATCTAACCATTGAGAAGAATGAATAATTTCATACTTACAGCGACTATTGAAACGTTGTTTGTTAATCATAACAAACTTAGCTCTTTCATAATCTTCATATGAACCAAGTGAAACAGTTTCATTAGGATCATGTTGAACTAAATGCCACATAGTTTGTGTTAGTTAATGGACAATGTTAACCCGAAGGTTAATAGTTATATCTGGACTTGAACCAGATTGTAAGCCTTACTTAATAACTAAGCAACAAAGTTACGAGCTTCGATGCAATTAACGAAATCATAATTGATATCGTATTCAGAACATATTTGAAGATCAGGATCTTCTGTTAATGAATCAGATTCAATATCTGGAACAATAACATCAATTTCATCAGTTCCGTAAACTGGTGAATATTCCCAATTCAAACCTAATTCTTTGATTTCATCTAAATATGATGATTGACAGTGAATAGTAACAAGTTTAGTCATAAACAATTTGAATAAAGAATGGTGTGGTTTCCTCCACTCTTATAATATAGCAGAGTTTGGAGGGTTTGGCAAGCAATCGTTACAAACTGAAATGTTTCAATGTGTGAAGCGTTCAGATTGATTGGCTTACCTCTTCCACTCTTTTAATATAGCACAGCCTAGCGTTGAGGGCAAGCTTTCGTAACACTCTGAAATAATTATACTTAGTGTGATATGTGTGCTGCTAATTGTTATGATGGTGGAATTGCATTGTTATGTATTACTTATCGTTCTCTTTCTTCAGGATAGAAATCAAATGTAATTATTAAATAGAGTGTAATAGTTAATACTAATATAAGTAATAAGTATTCAAGGATAATCATTGATTAATTATAATTAACTTAAGCTTACAGATAACGAGACATTAATATTAATTTAATTAAATATGTCTCCGCTCGCTTCGCTCGCTCGCTGATCATGCAGTGTGTGACTGTCATTGCGCGAGCGGCGAAGCCGCGAGCATTTGTTTATACAAACGGGGATGATTGCGGCGCTATTTCATAGAAATTTCGAGGGGCCAAGGGGGAAACCCGACGCCAAAGCGCTAAGAATACCCTTCAGACTTTTCAGTTAAAATTTGAGACTCCCATTTCGAGCTCTTCTTCAATATCTTCTGTGCTTTTTCTCTGGTTAAGCACTGTTGTGCTTTGTTTTGGAATTTCAACAGTTTCTTCTCTGCTTTGCTGATCAATTAACTCTTTTCCTTGTTTAAATCGTTTTTTACCATGATCCCATAGGATCTGACCTGCTACACCACCTAATTCCCTTGAAGTTTTAAGAGGATTGAGGACTTTATTACCTAAATACTTATAAGTATCAACATCTGTGAGTATATCACCTACTACTTCCTTATTCTCCAGCAGTTCTATGCCCGTATTAGACCATCCGGTGACTTGAGATAACCCTTCACCTACAATAGCCATAGGAATGCCTACAGGGGCTCCCCAGACTGTTGCAGAGAGTGCTGCTCCTGCAGTACCAACATAATCTCCTAGAAGTTCACCGTTTGCTAGCTGTTTTTGAATCCAATTAGGGAGTGTTGGATTCTTTTCATAATCTTCTATAGTTTGCGCACGACCTTCAGTAGTAAAACTTAGTCCTAAAGCTCCTACTGCTCCTGCACCAAACAATCTTCTAGCAACTTTTTTACCTAATCGTTTTCTAGCCCTAAGTATATCAGCATCAGTAACTAATTCAGCGTCCATTCTTCTAACTAAATTAGAAACCCCTTCCATTTGTAAGGCTTGCTCTTTAGTAATAATACCGTTCTTTATTAAAAGATTTAATTTAGCTTGCTGTTGCTTTAATTTTTTAAGATTAGGCTCTGCTTTAGGCGTACCAGGTTTAACTGTCGGTTGATCTGGTAACATTGCCTCAAATAACTCATCCTTACGACCTTCATCTGTTAAAACAACTAGATCACCGTAAGCATCCCAGCGAGTAAAAACATCTTCATCTATTTTAAACGGTCCTTTGTATTTCTTACCGCCTTTACCACCTACTATAACTTTATCAGTATATATTAAAGCATCTCCAGGGGCATTCTGTATTTTCTGTAATAGGTCTGGGTGACCTTTCAATCCTGATGCTCCACTACCTTGGACTAAAGTTCTACCTGGTACTTCTCTAGCACCTTCAGGAATGATTTCAGGAGCATGAATAATGTTTCTATCTTTAACTGGACCTTCTAAATAAGCTGCATCTTGAAATTTTCTACCTACTCTTGCATGTCCTCCAACATCTTTACCTTTATGTTGGAATTTAGACATGGCTTGCATATTCTCGACTTTACTTCCTAGTATAAGTCCACGTTTACGCCAAGAATGAGAAGCTGTTCTAAATTCAGCCTGAGCTTTAGCAGTATTACCATTAATATAATCAATAATAGTAGGTTTAGCTACTACACCTCCTTCTGCTAGTCCATGTATATGGTGATATTCTTTAAACTGTTGATCAATCTCATTTATAGATAAATGCTTACCATCTGCTGTAGTAAAAGGAGTACCATCTGTAGCTTGAGATAAGAAGTCATCAAACCACTGTCTAGTCTGTGCATCTACCGAAGTATTAGTAGTATAACGAAGAGTACCATCTTCAGTAAACCTAGCTTTAAACTTTCTTGCGTCTCCCCATTCACCAGTTTGATCTGCTATAAGAAGAATACCATTCTCGTTCTGGAACTGTCTCCATGCAGTTGGTCTGTCAACTCCTGCTGCAGTTTGTTCATCAAGGTAACTCTTCCATTTATTTTTATAAATATCTTTTACTTCTTCATGACTCTTACCTTTCAATTCTTTTTTAAATATCTCATCAAATTTCTTTGCGTTCTTCCACAAATCTGTTAATCTGAGAGTTCTGGGAGTCTCTGCCATGGTTATGCTGTACGTACATGTATATACCGAATATCACTGGTCCTACTATCCTTAGTAGTAGAGTGATAATGAGTAGTCTTTTAATGATCATGGTTCACTGCGTTCACAAACATGATATGTAAAAGGGAGAGAGGTTAGTCTCTCCCCGTTTTTGACCGCTGTTTCCACACACGAGGAGCACCACTTCCCCGTGTTTTAATGTGGGATTAATACCTACCTAGTAGAAACCCAGGTAGGAAGCGGTTTACCTTGTGTCTTACCTTTAGCTTCTTGTCTTTGTTGAAGGTTCATTCCTAAGACCATATAGTTTGCTTCAGCTTGTGGATCGTCTAGCCAGGATTCAAGGTGGGCATTCCATTCATCGGCTTTACGTCTGGCAATTTCTCTGTTGGCAGAGATTGCGAGGGCGTCTGTATACCATTTAACTCCTTGGGCAAGGGCATCGATCCTGTCATCGTGTTTAACAGCGCCTTTTTCGCGGCACATTCTAGACATTTGATAGAAGAGCATGTATTGCAATCTAGTTTCAGGAGGTGCGTCACGATTCGAGTCGTAGTCCCAGGTAACCACCTTGGGGTCGATAACCAGCCTATGCTGATTAAGGACAGGCTCAAGAGCGTCAATAATCCTATCTTCTTTCCTGACATTAGCTCTAGTCTCCTCAATGTTTAAGTTTGTCTTAGTTTGGCCACAGTGTTTTCTAAATAATTCAGAAACAATACCGTCACCAAAATTACTCTCAATAAGAAGGGTAGTCGCTTTATATTTACGACAACCTTTGAGTATTTCGAGTAATGTTTCATCGCTGTACCCATCTCTAAAAGCTTTTACTTCATGAAGGTACATTATCCCATTTAATTGGGAGAGGTAACAGGCGACGGTTTCATCGGTTCCGCGTCCAGAGGGGTCGACGGAGCAGATGGTTTCGCTGTAGGGTTGCCAGTCTCCTTGGAATCGCATAGGGCTATAAAAATAGTCAGCAGGCAAGCCAACAGCAGGGAGATCCTTAATGATGTTTTGTGGATCGGAACACCAAATAATGTTTTCTGGGGCATTTTCAGGGTTAACAGGAGTTACAATGAGATCAGCAAATTTAAGAGGGAACTTCTCAGCATCAGATAGGCTGGTATCCAGCATAAACTGTAGCATAAAGTTAGATCTACCCATTGAAGCTTCACGCTCAAGTAGATCGCCTTCTCTAAATCTTGTATCTGTAGGTTTCCATGAAAGGTTTTCTGTAGTTTCTAGATCTTCAACTAATTGAGGAGCTAATAAACCATCATACATTGCCACCTTTCTAGGATACCTAGCAGGCCAAACAAAGGGTTTATAAGAACGTTCCCTAAGTTTGTTGTAAATAGTAAAGGTTGTTTGAGGAGTTCCAAGGAACATAATGCGAGAATTAGGCTTAGGAGTAAGGATAGACTCACATTCAGTAACCAATTGTAGAAGTTTTTCACGTTGCATCTCCGTCATGGAGTTATTTGGTACCTCTACATCGTCTAGAACCATCAAATCTGCACGAGATCCTGTTAACTGACCTGTAATACCAACTGATTTAACACTAGGAGCTTGAGCAGCTCTAGCTGGACCTACATCAAATGAAATTCTAGACCACCTCTGATCATCATTCTTTGGTTTCAGATGACTCATCCACGGTACTTCAAGGATAAGTCTTTGGCAGAAGATCGAGAAAGCATCCGCTCTATCCTTAGAAGCGGAAACGACCATAACCTTCTTATCTGGATCATTAAATAACGTCCAAAGAACGAATGCAGCAGTAATCCAAGATTTACCAACGCCACGGAATGCTTGGATTTGTAGTCTTTTGGGTCCATGTTGTAAGTATTCAGCTATACAGAGCTGTGCTCTAGTAGGGGGAGGTAATGTTAAATGCGTCCAAACAGCTGTAAGGAAGTATCTAAAGTCTTCCTTTAGCTGCTTTTCTATTTTATTTTCTGCCACGGTTACGAGCTCTATTAGTGGAAGGATCTTCTCTTACAAATCCTCCGGATTTTGTGCGGGACATATCTGGCCCACCTCTGCCGTATATCCCTGCTTTGCGTCTTGCTCGGTTGTGTTCCGCCCTCGATTTTTTGTTAATCGTGAGCTTGTTACGTCTTCTCTGCGCAGCATTCTTGCGTTGCCGAGCCCCGTCATTGTCGCGGTAATTTTTCGCACTTTTTCTTAGTTGTGAGTAGGGTTTACGCTTTGGAGCCATTGAATTTTACCGATTTTTGTACTGCATCAAAGTCTATTGTAGGCATTATATCCTTGAGTTTACCTAGTGCAGTATTTTCTATAGCGATACCAGTAATATCATTTCGAGAGAGCCAGTCACTTGCAGCTTTGAGATCTGCTGTAGTAGCTTCTCCCGATTCTATTCTACTGACGAATTCATCTGTAACAAGATTATGGAGCTTATTAAAAGTCTCTTCACTTGCTCTCTTAGAGATAGCCATTAGCTAAATAGTTTTTCTTTTACAATTTTAAGTGCTTGGTCATCAAGCTTGTTATCTGTACGTGCAACATAAGCTTCAAGTAGATCTACTACAAGATTCTTAACTGCATCAGACTTGAGGAAAGCGAATAGGATGGGCTTGATTAATACGATCATTTGCTTAAGGGGTTTAGTTTCTGCCACCATGTTTTAGGTGGCGGTGGATTTTTAGCTGCCAGTGCTTTAGCAACTTCTTTTTTGAATGCAGCAATAGGAATGATATCAGAACACATATGATATACACGTGTTGCTGGACGTATCATAAATCCTTTCTGCTGTAATTCTGCACATTTTAGAGCTCGAACTAATTCATAGTCGAGTTCCATTTTAGCTTGCTGTCTAGCTCCAATAGCTTTACAGCGTTCAACTAATGAACCATCTAAGGGAACCATGAAGTTAATCTGTGCTCCCCAGTTCTCAGCTACAGTATAGCTTTGCTGGTCCATTGCATCGTCAAATGGAGTTGTATGATTGCCCATATAAAATGGGCTGAAGGTCATTGTGGCCCCATTACACGATATGTTTGGTCCAAGTACCTGTCTGCTAGGGGCTCCATTATTTTGGAACTGCACAGCTTGGTTTGTGACATTTCCAGTAGCCGCAGCAACCGGGTTCGAGGTGTTGTTTGTTTCTCCTTCTCCTGCATAAACTGGTCCTCCTATTGTGAGAATACTGATAATGAGACCGTAGTGGATGTAGTTTCTATCTCTCTTTCGATCTCGGTTACTTCTAATACTTGACTTGCTGCTCTGGTTACTATTTCTAACGAGAAGTCTGAACCAGCCGTTGTCATGTTGAAGACCGAATCTGAATCCGCTATACCGCCTGATGAGGTCGAAGTATGCGTTATGTTGTCTCCTGACCATTTGTTTAATGCAGACCCATAGGTTGTGATCTCGATGGTTTCCGTGATCTCTTGGGTCGTTGTAGTGGTTGAGTTCATGCTTCCCTGCGTGAACTGTGGAGTCACCAATTCCGCTTTGACAGCTGTTGGTGACAGTAGTAACAGCGCTAAAAGCCATTTCTTCATTTAGTCTTCTGCTGTGTCTTGTATGAATTTAAAAAGTAATACAATAGCTAGTCCGTAGACATAGCTCCATACGATTACTTGAAGGAAATCATTCATCTTTTTTCTTCACCATTGGACAGTTAACAGGTGTCTTTCCCTTACCGTCTTTATTACCAGTGGTCAAGCCGAAGGTCGCCAGGGCTCCCGTAAACACACTTGCCACGAACGTGATATCTGAGTTACCAGATTTCTTTATCATGGGTAGTTCTACATAGTTAAGGGTTATAATAAACCCAGACCATACAACTACACCAAGTCTGACGAATGTACCAAGAATCTGTATCTGAGCTTCTTGATCCTCTATTCCGTCTTTGAGTTTTTTAATGAGTCCCTTTTTTTCTTCCGGTTTTCCTTCCATTTATTAACTTTGCCTTGTAGGAATTTTTGTATCTTCTTTTTGATATTTTTAGATACAGGCTCAGCGAATGTAGTTACTACTACAGCCGAAACAGCCGCGTAAGATGCTACAGCTACCACTTCCACAGTAGGAACAGGTAGCTGAATATCTATGATTGGTATCTTGAGTTTAGGCGGTTCTGGTTGTTCTGTCTTAGTCTCCTCATCCTTGACCTCCTCAGTCTCTTCAGGGCGTTCTAAATCGCTTGGGGGGATGACTATAGGCCGGAAGGCCGGAACGTCCGCTGTAGGCTGTCTCAGGTACATCTGAGGGATGTCCAGAGCCTTGGGTAGGTTAGGGCGTGGGAGATTGATGGACATTATGCACCTAATTCAAGTACTGTTAACATTGATTGGGTTTGGTTATGCCTATTCTCATCAGTTGAGTTAGGGTTAATCCATAAGGCAGGGGCGTTATCAGCACCTTGGTTTTGTGAATAATACTTGAATGCTAAAGTTTGTGCTCCTGTAGTTGTATGTCCAGAAAT